TCGTCTCCTGTCATCTGGTTACCACCCGACTCGTAGTCGCGACGGTCTGTCGCCTGGTCGCCCATGAGCGACCAATCCACGATGGCCCTCTGACCGAGCTGGACGGAGGTGTTCCTGACGACGAGGCACTTGGCCGAGCCCGTCCTGTAGTTGACTGGTTGGATCTTTGCGTACATGTTGTGACCTTTCGTTACTTACTTATTACTGAGCATCGTGAGGATGCTAGAGATTTGATCCTTGAGTGATTGTACCTCGGACTTGAGGGAGTCGTTCTCCTGTTTGAGGCCTTTCATTGCCGCGGAGAGAAGAGGTACCACGTTGTCATAGCACATGACGAATCTTCCACCCTTTGGACTCGTGAATCCTTCTTCATCAGTGTACTCCTCTATTTCAGGATCATGCAGTATTCCAACTAGTGAATCATACCCTGCCTTTAGTACGTCCTGCGCAATAAAGCCGTATTTTTTCTCTTTTTTCTCGGATGATTTCCACGTGTAGATTACCGGATTTACTTTTTCTACGAAGTCCAATCCTTCCTCGACACGTATTTTCCTCTCAATATCCTTGGCTCTGCAGTCAGATAGAGAGTTAACCTCTGTATTTGATATGATTCTGTCGCTAGCATAGATGGAGCTGTTTATGTTTTCTCCAAAGGCGGGCGTTGCTCTTCCAGATGCCGTCGTCGCATTTCTAAGCCAACCGTACGAAAATACCAAAATTGCGCTATTAATCACTCCGTTGACATGCAAGAATCCTAAGTCTGGTGTTGCGGTGCCAATTCCGACGCGTCCCGCACTAGTGATTGTGACTTGATCACTATTGTTTACTCTGAATCTAATGTCCCAGCCTGTCGGTCTGTTGAGGTATAAGTTCTTGTCTGATCCACTAGCATTAGACAATATGTTGTAGTGATCGTCAGTCGTACTTCCGTTGAGGAATATTCCTGCATAACCAGTGTATACCTCATTTATTCTGGCTAGTGTGGAACCACACATGACACTGAGTGTTGCAGTTGGATTGGTCGTTCCGATGCCGACTTTGCCATTATATGTGATTCTCATTCTCTCTGTCAATGCCGCATCGCTCGTGGCATTCCTCGTGGAGAACGCAAGATCACCTGCTGTGTTTCCGCTGCCATCGTAGAGTAACCCCTTCACAGCAGCGAAGCCGACTGAGTTCGCAATATCACCCTGAGAGTTGGTGAAGAGGATACCTCCTCCCGAGCCCGGCGCGTTGTTATCGTGGCTGAGGCGGAGGAGGCTTCCTCTGTTTCCTGCATCAGTCAGAGCAGCTGTAGTTTGACCATTGCCGAAAATGTTAAGCCTGGCTCTGACGGTCGCAGTTCCGATTCCGACGTTCTGCGACGTGTCCACCGTCAGCGCTGTGGTGTTGTTTGTGATGAGGTCAAGACGGTTCGACGTAAACGATCCAAGCTTGAAGTTTCCGTTGGAGTCTCCTTCGAAGTAGCCGAGATCTGCAGTCCTCGACCACGTCCAGTACCCTGCGGCCCTTTCTGTTCCCGTGGACTTAAGGATCATTCTCGTTGATTCGTTCGCGCTTCCGGTCACGACGGTCATCGCGTAACCATCAATTGAAGTAGTCGTTCCGATTCCTACTGCACCCCTGAAGTCGAACCTAGCCCTTATGTTGCCGTCTCCATCAGAGAGAACGATGTTGTTAGAATTTATCGACGCTGTGCTCGTCCTTATGTCCAGCCCACCTGCATTGCCCGTGTATCCACCGATGAGAACGTTTTTGGTGGACGAGGTTATTGCTGATCCTGCGTTGTAACCGAATGCGGAGTTGCCTGCGCCTGTCGCATTCACCAGCGCGCTGTAACCAACAGCCGTGGAGTTCGCTTGAGTTGATATTGATCCACCGGCAAACGCTCCCAAGGACGTGTTGAAGTTTCCTGTGGAAATTGTGACTCCTGCGCCAAACCCCACAGCAGTGTTGTACGCGGATGTAGCATTGTAGAGGGCAAAATTGCCCACTGCAGTATTTGCGCCCCCTGTCGTCGTCGTGGAAAGAGAATTCGATCCGACTGCAACGTTACCTGTTGCCGTCGATATGGACTTTCCTGCCCACCATCCGACGGCTGTGTTGTCAGCGCCCGTTGCGAGTTTGAGTGCTTCGTATCCCACGCCGACCGACCCGCTCGCTGTCGAGATAGTCGACAGCGCGTAGTATCCGATTCCAACGTTTCCCTTCGCTGTGGTGTTCGCGTTGAGCGCGAGGGCTCCTATCGCGACGTTTCCGTCGGCTCCCGTGGTGGCATTGTTGAGTGTCAAAAATCCCACTGCAACGTTTGCGACCTGTGAGCTCGTCGCCACGCCGAACGTGGAGTTGCCAAGAACCGTGTTCGTGAAGCTCGTCGCTGACGGTGACAATCCGCCGCGGCCGACTGTTATGTCGTTTATGAGTGCGTCGTCTCCGTGCACCACGAGCTTTCGAGACATGGAGGCTGTGCCTAGACCTACCCTGTTGTTCACTAGATCAAAAGTAAAGAGATCGGTGAGAGAGATCGAAGCCGTCGCGTTGGCCCCGCTCGTGTTGTTGCCGGCCCTCACCATCTGCAGCTTACCGGCATTGTCCTCTCGGAATCCCCACCCATATCCGTTCGCGGCGTACTTCCAGCCAGGTACTGCAGTGTCGTAGTATAGATTTCCCAAGAGAGACCTGGTGTTATTGGCGAGAGTGATGTCACCATCGACCATCAACTTGCTTACTGATGTCGTAATAGGCGGTGTGTAATTGACACCGACAATTCCACCGACTTTATCATAAAGAAGACTTGCTGCTCCTGCAGCTGCGCCTGAATCATTATAGATAACTTGTTTGTTGCTTCCTGCAATGGGGCCTGTGGCACCTGTGTTACCCTGTACACCCTGTGGGCCAGTTGATCCTGTATTGCCTTGTACGCCTTGAGGACCAGTCGATCCTGTGTTGCCGATTAATCCCTGTGGTCCGGTGGAGCCTGTATTTCCCTGTATGCCCTGCGGCCCAGTGGCACCAGTATTTCCAGAGACTCCTTGCGGTCCTGTCGCACCAGTGTTTCCCTGCGGTCCAGTAGATCCTGTATTGCCTTGGATTCCTTGAGGCCCCGTGGCTCCTGTGTTACCCTGTATTCCCTGTGGTCCAGTTGCTCCGGTGTTACCTTGGATTCCCTGTGGACCTGTAGAACCCGTGTTACCAGTTATTCCCTGTGGACCTGTAGACCCTGTCGTGCCTTGAATGCCCTGCGGCCCTGTAGACCCAGTATTTCCTTGGATTCCTTGAGGTCCAGTTGCTCCAGTATTTCCCTGTATGCCCTGCGGACCTGTAGAACCCGTGTTACCAGATATTCCCTGTGGACCTGTGGAGCCTGTATTTCCCTGTATACCTTGTGGACCAGTTGCTCCTGTGTTGCCACTTAATCCCTGTGGACCAGTCGAGCCAGTATTACCAGTTAAGCCCTGGGGTCCTGTTGAACCTGTGCTGCCTTGAACTCCCTGTGGACCCGTAGCACCGGTATTGCCTTGTGCTCCTTGGGGACCTGTGGAGCCTGTATTACCGCTTAAACCTTGCGGTCCTGTAGATCCAGTATTGCCAAGCAATCCTTGTGGGCCGGTTGCCCCAGTGTTGCCCTGTACACCCTGAGGACCTGTAGAACCTGTATTACCGGTAATTCCCTGCGGACCAGTTGCTCCAGTATTCCCTTGAATTCCCTGTGGGCCTGTGGATCCTGTATTCCCAGAAATTCCCTGAGGACCCGTAGAACCTGTATTTCCTTGGATTCCTTGTGGGCCAGTAGAACCAGTATTACCCTGAGGACCTGTGGAGCCAGTGTTACCTACAATTCCCTGCGGGCCAGTGGCACCTGTATTTCCTTGAACACCCTGAGGACCCGTAGATCCTGTGTTTCCCTGTATTCCTTGCGGACCTGTTGCACCTGTGTTACCGTTTGATCCCTGCGGGCCAGTCGAGCCAGTATTACCCTGTAAACCCTGAGGACCTGTCGATCCTGTGTTGCCACTTAATCCTTGTGGACCGGTTGAACCGGTATTTCCTTGAACACCTTGGGGTCCAGTAGATCCTGTGTTTCCTTGAGGTCCTGTTGAACCTGTGGTGCCTTGAAGACCTTGTGGGCCTGTGGACCCAGTATTTCCTTGCAGCCCTTGAGGTCCTGTAGAACCTGTGGTACCCTGAACGCCCTGAACTCCTTGAGGACCAGTTGCACCGGTATTTCCAGATAAACCCTGCGGACCGGTCGAACCCGTGTTTCCTTGAATGCCTTGAGGACCAGTTGATCCCGTATTGCCAGATAAACCCTGTGGTCCTGTGGAACCTGTGTTACCAGTTATTCCCTGCGGTCCAGTCGATCCGGTATTGCCTACTATGCCTTGAGGACCTGTGGAGCCCGTGTTTCCAGACAGACCCTGCGGTCCTGTAGAACCAGTGTTACCTTGAATGCCCTGCGGACCGGTAGATCCGGTGTTTCCATTTAAACCTTGTGGACCAGTTGCTCCAGTATTCCCTTGAACGCCCTGAGGACCCGTTGCGCCTGTGTTACCGCTTAATCCTTGCGGACCGGTAGAACCAGTGTGTCCCTGAAGACCAGTAGACCCAGTATTTCCAGTTATACCTTGCGGTCCAGTCGAACCTGTGTTTCCAACTATTCCTTGCGGTCCTGTGGCTCCTGTGTTACCAGTTATGCCCTGAGGTCCTGTCGATCCAGTATTTCCCTGTACGCCCTGCGGACCAGTAGCACCGGTGTTTCCTTGAACACCTTGTGGCCCCGTGGCTCCCGTAGCACCTGTGCTACCTCTAGGACCTGTCGATCCTGTATTGCCAAGCAATCCTTGCGGGCCAGTCGATCCGGTATTTCCTACTATTCCTTGTGGACCAGTAGAGCCAGTATTGCCAGTTATGCCCTGAGGGCCTGTTGAACCCGTATTTCCAGTAATTCCTTGTGGGCCAGTTGCTCCTGTATTTCCAGCTACACCTTGTGGACCCGTAGAACCTGTATTACCAGTTAAACCCTGTGGACCTGTGGCACCAGTGTTGCCCGATAGTCCAGTTGCTCCTGTATTTCCCTGTATTCCCTGTGGTCCTGTGGACCCTGTGTTACCTAATAATCCTTGCGGACCAGTGGCTCCAGTGTTACCAATTATTCCTTGCGGACCGGTGGATCCTGTATTACCTTGAACTCCCTGCGGTCCAGTGGAGCCAGTGTTTCCAGTCAAACCCTGAGGACCTGTAGAGCCTGTGCTTCCTACAATTCCTTGTGGGCCTGTGGATCCTGTATTTCCCTGTATACCTTGCGGTCCTGTTGCACCTGTGGTGCCCTGAACTCCTTGTGGTCCAGTAGAGCCGGTGTTTCCTTGCAGTCCTGTAGAACCTGTGGCACCTTGTAAGCCTTGCGGACCCGTGGAGCCAGTGTTTCCTTGAATACCTTGAGGTCCCGTGGCACCTGTATTTCCTTGAGTTCCTTGTGGGCCTGTTGAACCAGTGTTGCCGAGCAAACCTTGTGGACCAGTAGCTCCCGTGTTACCATTTAATCCCTGCGGTCCTGTAGAGCCTGTATTTCCAAGTAATCCTTGTGGGCCTGTTGCTCCGGTGTTGCCTTGTATACCCTGCGGACCTGTAGATCCTGTATTCCCAGAAATTCCTTGAGGACCTGTGGCACCAGTATTGCCAGTTATACCTTGCGGTCCAGTGGCTCCCGTGTTACCACTTAATCCTGTTGAACCCGTGTTTCCTTGAACGCCTTGAGGACCAGTAGAACCTGTATTGCCAGTCAGACCTTGAGGTCCTGTTGACCCTGTATTACCGGAGATGCCTTGGGGTCCTGTGGAACCTGTGTTTCCAGATGTTCCCTGTGGTCCTGTTGCACCTGTATTTCCTTGAGGACCTGTCGATCCCGTGTCACCTTGTACGCCTTGTGGACCTGTAGCACCCGTGTTTCCTGTCGGACCAGTCGCTCCAGTGTTACCTGTAATTCCTTGAGGTCCAGTCGAGCCAGTGTTGCCGAGCAAACCTTGCGGACCAGTGGAACCTGTATTTCCAGAAATTCCCTGAGGACCTGTCGATCCAGTATTGCCCACTATGCCTTGCGGTCCTGTTGCACCTGTGGTTCCCTGAACTCCTTGCGGTCCAGTAGAGCCGGTGTTTCCAATTAAGCCCTGAGGTCCAGTCGCACCAGTATTCCCCTGTATGCCCTGTGGTCCTGTGGAACCTGTTGATCCAGTGTTACCGCTTAATCCTTGTGGACCTGTCGATCCTGTGTTACCAACTATTCCTTGTGGGCCAGTTGATCCGGTATTTCCTTCGATGCCCTGCGGTCCAGTAGAACCTGTATTGCCAGTCAGACCCTGAGGACCTGTCGCTCCTGTGTTTCCCTGTATTCCTTGCGGTCCTGTTGCACCTGTGTTACCACTTAATCCCTGCGGGCCTGTCGATCCCGTATTTCCTTGAATACCTTGTGGGCCTGTCGCACCTGTGCCTCCAGTCGATCCAGTAGGCCCCGTAGGTCCTGTGGCACCAGTCGCTCCCGCAGAGCCAGGTGATCCTGCAGTTCCAGTCGCTCCAGTAGGACCAGTAGGACCTGTGGCACCAGTTGCTCCTCCACCACCTCCCCCAGACGACGTGCTGAGAACAGTCCATCTTGTCCCGTTCCAAGCTAGTGTAGTACTCTCGTAGTTTGTAGTCAGTGTTTTTGTAGCAGAACTATCGATTAAGACACCAGACTTCGGAGATTTAATCTGAATGTTTTTCGATCCTGCAACACCATTAAAATCTTTTACGTATATTGTTTGGCCGGTTTTAGGATCCTGCGGAAGAAGCAGGATTGACGTTCCTGATCCACTCTTTACAATGACGTTGAGTATTGTAGCGGAAGAATTTATCTGGGTATTTTTCCCAGGTGTTACTTCTATTGTTTCAACGCTTTGAGAAAACTTTCCCGTTAGCTGAAAATCTGATGGAGCGTCTGGGACTCCTATTTGAGTGTCCGTGACGTGTATTGACTTCTTGACTTTGACTCCACCTTCTACGACATAAACTACTGTATCATTAGGTTTCTTTGTTATTGACATTTTGTAGCCGGATCGGTGAAGAACTTCATGGTACTGTCTGTGTCAAGGTCAAATTTGTGTTCACGAACTGTGCTATTTCGGATTCTTGCCTGTGCTTCGCGATTCCGTCGAAGTACGGCACAGACGATGTGACTTCCGTGCTGAGGTTCTGTGAGACTGTTTCCTTTGGCAAGACATTTACCGTGTAAATATCGCCTATTCCGTTTGCGTTCGCTCGATATTGTTCTTTGACGAAACGCACACTAACTGCTGAAGCGCCCAACGTATTTCCTCCCCCAGAGATGTTCCATCTAGAGTCGACTTCTTCATTGTAGCCCAGCGTACTAGAAGAATTACTTGCGTCTACGACTGTCGTAGCTTTCTTATCTGTTGGACTAAGCCCTGTATTTATAAACTTGGTGTAGACTCTCTGCTCTAACATGTCTCTGAACTGTCCGAACTTGTCCCTTCTAAATACTGCTTTGCTGTTAGTTGGAAGACCATTATAGAGTCCATACTTCCACCCTCTTATTACAGGAGACACGCCAAAATTGAGACCTTTGTATATGTCAGATGTCCTATTTTGAACTTCTGTCTCGTCCCATGACGCAGTTGCAACTCGATAAGTCGGATCCGCTCTATTGTCGACGACTACTTTTCTGAAGTGAGGATAGTTGTTTCCTCCCATCGTCTTTTTAGATGTGTCGGTTGGGAAAGAACTGGTGTCGTAAACGTAGAATTCAAGATTATCCACGGCGACAAAGTAAGGTTGGTTTGCAGAAGGTCCAGATCCGCCATATTCATACTGGAAGACCAGCCTGTACTCTCCTGATGGCAAAGGATACTCTTCCGATCCAGGATATCCCATAGCTCCGTAACCTGTGTACGACCCATGAGTCATCCAGCTGTAAGTCCCGCCTGTTACGTCAGAAGATCCGGGTCTAACCGTGCCTGTTAGTTCTGTCTGAGTTATAGGGTAATTTGGATCTATGAAGAAAGGTGAATCTACGTTGTCGTTTGTTGTGATGAGAACAGGTCCACCTGCTCCGAACCCAGCAGAGCTAGCTTGAGACCTGAAGCCTGGTGATGCTGAGAAGTAAGCGTTGAAGTAGTCCCCTGGGTCGTCCGTCACCATTGAAAAACTGAAGTTCAGCGTCCACGGACAAGATGAAGTTATGTCCAGTGCCATGAAAGAAGAACCGCCTGCGTCACTTATTCCTCCACCGTTAGACGCAACTGTATCCGACACTAGTATCAGGCTGTTTGAAGTTGGAGTCCAGTAAACACCTCTCGCATTATTTGGAGGAGTCAAATATGACAAGTAGTTGTGTGTCACCCCGCCTATAACAACAGTGCCTTCTTTTGTTTGAACACTCCAGCCTGCGCCGTTCGTGTTGTCTATTGTGTCCCAGTTCAGTTTTATTATAGCATCGTCATACTCGGGTATGTTTTTTGCAAGGGTCGCATCGGACACACTCTCAAAATTTTGTCTGTACTGAAATTCCAGCGCTGAAGAATCAAAAGTTCTTTCGGCGAAAGTCATGGTGTTCATGTCACCGAAACCAAACAAGAACTTTACGATGTCGTTAACACCAGAAGAGCCTGTCAAGAACTCGCCACCAGGATCAGTTATTGACGGACTGTAGGATGCTGTCGTGATGAAGTTGTGATCTCCCCTCTTGTTAAGATAGACTTCTGAGGGAATGAGGAGAGAATAACCGTATTCTCCATCTAGATTCGCCAACTTAAATGACGTGGGAATAACCGTTATTCCTCCAAGACTTCCATTCAGTTTATTACCGACGCTTTGCCTCAAAGAATTTCTTGCACTGCTATTTGTCTTCAATATAGACTGCGGCAATTTACCTGGTAGGAATGGCCTGAACGAAGATACGGGTTTGGCTGTGCTGTTTATTGTCAAATTTTTGACTTCAAAGCTCTTAGATCCTGATATTTCCCACAAATCTAGGTCTAGATTGTATAGCTGCTTTGTTTCTATTAGACTGACGTCGCATCCTAAAATCACAGGACTGATGCCGAGACTTGAGTTAAAGTAGGTGACACGTTCTTGCGGCTTATACTTGCTCTCAAATGGAAAAGACCAGGTCCAGTCATTGTTCACTACTGGGTCGTTTGAATAACCAAGATTGGTTCTGTCACTCTCTGGATAGTTGAACACCATGTTCGCTATCACAGAGGGACCTGTGCTTCCTGAAAGTGTATTGTTATATGGACTCAAAAGTGTTGGATTTGCACCATTTTGAAGAATCCAAGGAGTTGTTCCGTCTGCCGAAAAGCAAGTGTTTAAGTCTGGGAGACAAGAGTCATAGAACCTCTCATCTTTGTCGTAACATTGAGATATTCTGTAAGACGTTGTAGAAACTCTCGACTCCCAGGAAGTCAATCTGTAAGACAGGAGAGGATTGACGTTGACAGCATCAGAACCATAAGTCGAAGGAAGAACGGGAAAGATGTCCGACAAATACTTGCTGAAAAGTCTGCCTCGAGTGCTTATGCTGCTCGTGACTAGTCTCTTCGTAGTATCGAAAGGAAGAGTAGCATCGACCAACATCGACCCAGTTATAAAATCATCCTGCATCGTACCGTAGAAAGATGCAGCGTACGAGATATCGAACTGGTCTAGGACGGGATCGTTACCTATGACATCTTTTATTACCTCTGTGAAGACTGACTGTGTCGTCATGGAATGTACCTATTTCCGTTCTGGACGTAGGAACCATAGAAAGTTATGTTTATGGAACCGGTGTTAAATTGGACGTCGTGTCCTGGTAAGAGATTAGTCGGTATTGAGTTGTAGTAGGAAGATGAAATGAGAGTTGGTAATCCGTATGTTCTGGCATTTGGATTGGCCACAGTGTCTACGTTTATCTTGAAATTTTTGTGTGCAGGCCTTGTCTTCGACACACTTAAAACGAGTTTCTCTCCGGGATTGATCAAGTATGGAGACTGCCTCTCTTCTCCTAAAAATTTGTCGGAGAAGAAATATAGATACAGCGTTCCATAGGATCTTCCTGTCAGGATGCTCGAGGATATTCCGTTGTATATTGCTGTTCTCAAAGTCTCATCTTGAACATAAAATTCATTTTTTATGTTTCCATTTTGCAGTAACTGCTCTGAGTCGATAGATGTGTATTCTCCACCAAACACAGACCCGCCTGAGGGAGAAAAGCCTGTCTGTCCCCTACCGAACGGATCTATTCCGTAAAGATACATTGCGTCTGAAGTCGTAGCCTCTGATATTGTTGTGTATTCTTGCGAAAGTCGATTAAGAAGCAGTTTGTCAGCTGCTATTCCTCCTAAAGATCCGGTCGCGACAGCAAATGCTATTGTTGCGACTTTACAGCCGTTTGATATCAAAGCCTCAGACCTCATTGTGAGACTTCCTGTGAAAAAATTATTTGCATCAGGAGTCACTATGGTGTCCAAGCTTCCTGTTCTCAATCCAACCCTATTGAAGTAATAGAGATTTGTTGACGCCGCGAGATCCGGAAAAATTTCGTTTGTATTGATAGAACCGCTTGTGTCGTTAAAGTGTGTTATCCTGCTCTTGCATATCAGGTCTCTTATCGACCCTGTTCCGTAATTCTTTTGCGACATGAGAGCGACAGTTATGCAAGGTCCACCTTGATCGAAGATCAATGAGATTGGAACTGCACCTCCCATCGATCCTGCACCGTCCAGACTGTAATCACCGTAGGACGAAGTCATAAGTGAGAGCGTTGTCTTGTCACTAAACCAACCCTTTCCAAAGCAGAAAGGAAGTTCAAAAACAACCTTCTCTATCAGAAAAGGTTTGTCTATCGGAAGCGTGAATCCTTCTTCGATAGAGGAATTGTAGGCAGAATTTCTCTGTGTGGAAGCCGGATAATCTCTTGCCATGAGATCTGCTTGTGCAGAAGCGTTTAGAGAAGCTCTTGAACTAAAGTTCCAAGACTCTTCTGCTATTTTTTGATTAGGACTTGGGACTAGACCTGAATTCGTCCTGTAGATCGGAAGGCTTCCCGATGCGAGCGCATTTCCCTTTGCGTCAAACAGTATCGTGTCTTCAACAAATGAGCTACCGCTGTTGTAACCTGCTCCGGTGAACACTGCCACCTGCTGAAAAGGACCTGTGTGGTCTCCTAAAGAACGTGTAGGAATGTTCCACATTCCACTAGAAAAGTTGAAGTAGTAGATGCTGCTAGAGTTCGGCAGCATCCTCGTCTTGTTTCGAACATCGAAAGATACTTTTATCCTTTCTTTGCTTCCGAGACCATTGGAAAAATCTCCTGGTGTCGTTCCGAAAGCGTCGATAGAACCAGTAAGATAAAAAGGATCGGAATTTCCTACGTCATTTAACGAAGTTTCAGAAAACGGTTTGATCATCAAAACTTCCTTCCGAAGTCTACAAGAGTGTCATAGAAGACCGAGTCAACTAGACCTGGTCCTATGCTTCTTGTTACTTCAAGACTTCCTGATTGATATAGTTGATTGATTGCAACAGCTTCTTCAAAGTTATAACTCGTCCTGTAGCTGACCGGTATCATCGTGGGATATTGTACTACCTGACTGCTACCACTGCATATCATAGTCTTTCTGTCGTCGAACAAAGAGACGTCATTCCTCATGATTGAGGACGAGTCTCTCACGGCAACTATCGTCCTGTTTTGTGTTCGTCTATTGACAGGAGGTAAGAAGTTGTAGATCGCAGTCATGCCCCTACGTCCAGGCCAATGTACTGCTGGGTCTAAGTTACAGCTGTATGGAGCAACTCCTATGTCATTGTTTAAGTTGACACCCGTGTCTGTGTAACTTGAGTTATAGACGTACCCACCGTTGACGTACTTGGATCTTACGTCATCTCTGTAGCCTAACCCTTCTGAGAAATCTCTAAATTTCCATCCATTCCAATTGGCAAAAATACCCATTGTTGCACCGACAGTTCCGCTGGGTGCAGCACCAGAATATGGCGGTCTGTAAGACAGCGTTCCGACAAGGTCTCCTTTGCTTTGGTACCTCAGCTGGATCGATCCATTTTCGAAGATTGCAGCTTCAAACTTGAGACGACTCATCTCGTAGTTGGACGTCGTCAGGCCTGATATGACAGACCATTTGATAACAAAATACTTGCCTTGATGATCTTCAGCTCTTGCATAGCTCACAGCGTGTTCGGATGCGTCCCAATCCGTTGTGTTGTCAGGTTTGTCTAATCCATAGATCAGCTTGTTCATTGTCGCAGCTGTTTGCGCAGGTATTGCTGAAGACCCAGCTTGTACAGCCTGATAGTCTGCGAAACCTGTATTCATCTGATCGTGCCATGCAGCAATTAGGACGTGATTGTTTTGTCCTGTAGGTCCGAAAGATGATGTTATTTGAGAGTTGCTTCGAACAGAAACTTTATAGAGTTGATCGACCTCTAGCTTATCGTCATCTGGTGACGAATAGGGTGACGAATAAGATGGATCTATGAGGACTGCAATTCCATATTCTGAAGCTGCAACTTTTGTGTAGTTGACTCCGCTGAAATTGAAAGTAAATCCTAAATCAACCCACCGGAGTTGCCCAGATGTCCAATTTCCCGATCCATTTCCGACTCCTGCAGCGTCAGGCCATGCTGTAAATCTCTTCTTGTCTATTTGGAATAGCGCGTTGCTTGGCAACACTGACTTCATCAAGACGTAATCTTCGAATCGCCTCGAGGGCGGAGTTCTCTTGGATTTTGGCGAAGCAGACATTAGTAGAGCAATCCTCCGTAGGCTATTGAGTCAGTACCTTCAAATGCATTATCGTACATAAAACCACACGTGGCTGAAAACTCTTTCCTCGTTATGTATGACGTCTCTTCTGGTGACATTCCGTTGACGACTTCAAGTAATTGAGAAGGATACGACGAACTTGGTATCTGTCCTCTTGGGTATATGACATCCTCAAAAGGCGGGATCACATTAGAATCTATCAGTTGATATCCCACATTGGACACGGGGACAGACCCTGTACCTACCGTACCTGTGGTCACAATCGTGGTCGACTCAAGAGAGTCGTACCACGGAACTTTGTTAACTCGATTAGGAAGTCTATAGTCTATCGTTTTTACTTGATCCGAAGACATGCTAGTAGACTCATTGCCGCTACCAAAACTACCGCGAGTTCCCTGCGGCTCAAAAGGAAAGTTTATGGAGAATTTTGATATTACGGGCCTTATTGGAAAAGGCTCTATGATTCCATTCAATATGAAATTCTCTGTTTGGTTTGAGTCTGACGTTATGATGGGATAAGTGAATTTTGATTTATCTGCAGACTTGATATAGTCGACAGGATCATAAACTTCTATCTCGTAGAATCCTAACGGTCTATCGTTGAGAAGTCTTCTCACGTTTCCGCTATTGTCAATAGACGATGAGTTGAACTGCTCCTGTGCCAAGAAGAATACTGAGTTACCGCTACTGTCTTTTGAAGACGTGAAATAAGTGTTTAGTGTAACTGAAAGGTCTGATTGATTGACACCGTAAGCAAGCGGAAATGTTAAGTGTCCTGGGTTGCCTGAGGTTATTTTCGCAAGTCCTGTCGTCCAGTGCTTATCAAGTGTTATTTCAATTCCGTTCTTGTAAGTGTCTAAGCTTGAAGACGTAAACAGGTCTATGTAAGACGAATCTAGTATTTTTCTTGTATTACCGCTTGAGTCTGTGACCGAAGAGCCCGTTGGATACGTGTATGCGTCTATTGTGCTGTCGTTGCTCGTCGTGCTCTTTACTTCGAACAGTCCTAAAATTGAAGATCCAGAAATGTAGGGTCGAATTGCGTCTGTGAAGGTATTCTTGTTTCTCTTCTTTACTTGCTCTCTTGTGTTGAAGTAGTTTCCTGTGGTGTCTATATTGACGTACTGCGTCTCGTTCGAAACTTGACTTCCTATCTTCGGTAGTGTGGAAGCGCCATTCTGCAAGCTGTTAGAAACAGTCATTTAGTACTTTCTCAACTTTCCAACTATTTGTTGCACTAGTAAACTATCTTCTATGAACTGTCTGTCACCCAGATAGTTTGCGCTGTGTCTATAGATGTTCTTGTGACGCTCTAGCATGTGTGATTCGACGACATAGTTTGTACCCTTGTATATCGTTTTGCTCGGTATGAGCTGTTCTACGAAAGAAGATATTGATATATCGAACCACCTGTAGAATTCAAGAAACTTCCTAAAATCGGGCTTTCCTGACAGCCTATTGAAGTAAACATCTCTCAAGTTCTCCAAGTCGGGATAGTCTGGTGAGAACATGAGCTCGGGACGACCGAGTGCGTCGTTGAGTGGATCGAAGTCCGAAAACATCGATGTTATATCTTTGTCAAGAGAGTCGACCATTGAAAATTCGATGGATAGTCTCAGGTCGTCTTTTGGCTCTTCTTGAACGAAAAAATCTCTACTGAGGTAAGATGGTGCGACTACCGATTGAGGATTTTCGTCGACTAACTTTCGAGACTCAAAGCTTCTTATCCTTATCTTGTCGTCTGTAGCCGACTCATCAAAGAAAGGAGAGAGATAGCTATAGTGAAATATCTCACCTGTGACAACCTTGGATCCCGATGTGAAACCGACTCCTGATGCACTCACGTTATTGAGACTGAAGTCTAAAAGAGTTATGTTTCCTGCAGCATCAGCTGATCTTGTCGGCTGTTTCAACAGCGTCTCCATCCTGAGTTTTTCGAAAGATCCTGAGACGTTTTTGACGAAATTGTAGTTGATGAGTGGGTTTTCAACACCGACAGATTTTTGATTCCTTACGTGCTCTTTCCATTCACTCTCTATCATAGCCTTTGACCAGAATCTCAAGTTTGATGCAAGTCCTACAAAGTCTGTCGTTCTCGCAATGTTGCTTGCGTTCGTTGTATCGTTCAAGAACCTGTAGCCTCCTGCAGGCAATCCTGACGGTATCGACTGATTGGGGCCCAATGCTATGTAACTTCCTGATGAATTGTATGAGATTGATCCTGTCCTGAAGACATTTCCTTCAGCGGTCGGTTGCTCAAAGAAGTAAGAAGAGGTAACGTACACTTCCGATATTTCGCCCACATCTGTCTTTGCGGCTCTCAAGTAATAAGAAGACGACACGTTGGATGATATTTGATCACTTCTGAAGCAACCTAATGCTACGTTCCACTTGTCACCGTCGAAGACGCCGGCGCCGCTCAGAGTCAAGGAAAGCTCCAACACAGGAGATGTCGAAGCCATTCCGGGTCTCAGGTACGCTTTGATAGTTGCTGCTTGTTCAGGATGATCAACGAACTGGGTCGCAATCACGTTTGCAATGAGAGCAGGCTTTGCAGTGTTTGCAGACCCTGTTGTGAATATTCTCATTAAAGATTGGTAACCATAATCATCAACTATTTCATTCAATTTTTGAGGTGGTATCTTGAAGACACCCTCAAGGTTCCACGACCCTGAAGTCAACAGACCGTCGTGTGGTCTCGTAGTACCTGTGTTTCTGGTTGTCAGTGTGTCTATTACGAAAGTTCCATCAGGAAGAGGAAATCCCGGTTCTACTCTTGACGCCGAGAGGGGTGTCGTCGTGACGAGTGAAGATCCTGTGAAGCTGACCATTGCACCTGGTTCTATTCTCTTTTCTCTCGAGGTGGTGAGCTGCTTCGTCGTCGGACCTCCGTACTCTCTTATTCTAAGACTGTTGTCTGGGTCTATTCCAATGGACCTAAGGAAAGACCTTATGCTGTGTTGTGTTCCTTTTGACTTGATAACGTCAGGCATGTTCACAAGTACTCTCCTGAGGAGAATTGCCTGTATGCGCTTCAGAGGTGTGTTTATGTCAGTGAGACCATCTATGTTTTGGCCTTCAGCGAATTGTTCTATGGTCGAGTGACTGAAAAATTTAGGCAGGTAGAAACCGTAGTATCTCGCCATGTCTTCCAAAAAATTGTCAGGTATCGTGTCATCTGTGTCGTATTTAACGGTTCTAAGAGTTACGAAAGAATCAATGTAAGTCTTTAGTTCATCAAAGAACTTCGCCCAGATATACAGGAATGTCAAGATTATCTGAACGGATCCCTTCTTCCCCTGACCAGGTATTCCCGAGCCCGTGTAAGCATTTCCTCCATTGCCTTCTATCTCTTCGAATCCATCTTGTGAAGCACCTTCTAAGAGATAATGTCTTGGTACAAGTTTTATGATGCTGTTTGGATTGGCTCTGTCGTAATCGCTAGCTGACAGTAAGAGGCTCTCGTTCAGATCTATAACATTTGCATATGCAGGAAAAAGAACTACTTTAAACTCGGACTTCTCATTTGTCAAAACATTGTTAGAATCTCCCAGGAGGTTAAGTCTCCTGTCAAAACTAAAGTTGTTGATGTTGGCATGGAGAGAGTTTCCAGAACTGTCCAGGACTATGGAGTCTAGACTTGTATTCGAATCGAGAGAAAGCGATCCTGACGGCTCATTAAACCTGTAGTAAAGCTTGAGATCACTTGTCGGGTAAATTCCTCGACTCGTGTACAGCTTTTGCATTTTTTCGTCTCTAACTGAGTGAAAGACTCTAAATTCGTCGAGCGAACCGCTAAATGTTTGTGTGGGAGTTATGAGAGAGCTCTTGGAATAGAAAGAGCTACCTGATCCTATCACGAAGTCGGATAGGTCTATGTCCAGCTTCTTCAGCCTCGTGCTATTCTTGCTTGCAGAAACGAGAGTCTCATTGACGTAGAACTGCAGAGAATCTTCTCTAGTTTCTTTGTTAAGGATGACGCAAACGTGATTATACGATCCTTTTTTCAAGTCTGCTGCCACCGAGTTTCTCACGGAACCTGACGAAACACAGAATACTGCAGTCACTTTTGTCGTTGAAGACGAAGGCTCAAAGTAGAAACTGAAGCCGGACGTCTGCGAGGACGACTTCTGAAACAGCACTTGTGTGTCATTGATCTGCTCAGGTACGAACACAAGTGCTTCGACTGACAGTGAATCGTCGTCTCCTGGGTTGAGAACAACTTCTCCCTTTTTATTTTTTGCTAGGTCTGGGAAGAGATTGCCCGATCTATCTTTGACTGATATCCAATTTCCTCGAGTTGCCGACGGAATTTCTCCGACTTGTGTGCCTGAGAAATGCAGCGCGCCCGACCAACGTGGAAAGCTGTCGAAAACCCACTTTTCAAACCCTGTCATGGTATCGATGAATTCTTCAACTTCCTTCTTCGTTCCGTCGAAAGGATAACTGTTTATTATCTTGTTGAATGCCTCGTTAACTTTTACTTCTGCTGAAGAGAAAAAGCAGTGATTCTCAAACTTTGACCAATCGACGTTTAGTTGTTGAGTACTCTTAAGCGGGTATCCTAACGGATCATACTTAAAAGAGTTTATTGACTCACTGTTTGTTTCAGCGATGTCAAAGTCAGAGTAAGAAAGCTGTACTGGTTTAGCGTCTCTTACCGAAGACCTTAAAAACGACGGAACGTATGGTGAGTTTGATCTAACCGTCATGATCTATTAGGCTCCAGTGTTCTTTTCTATTGTGAAAACTTCTGAGACGTTAAAGAATTTATTCTTTATGCCGCTGTGATTGATGAGAACATCTATCACATACGACCTTCCAGCTGTCAAGTTTGAAGTATCAAACTCAAAAAACATTCCATCAGAATCGCTGGAGATTTTTGTGGAATTCTTCAGCTCGTCGAAAGGAACTATGATGTCGTTTGTGACATGATCCCTGATCTGATAGTATACGTTCTTTAGAACTATTCCAGGCATAATGACGGGAGTTTTTACCAATCTAATGAGTGGGCTTGTTTCGTCAAATATGTTAAGACGAACAACCACAGATTCATCGTCTCTGTACTTAGATTTCACTCCAGGCATGGTGACTACAAAGTTCTTCACAAGTTTTTCTGTAGATTTTTGAGGAAGTGTGGCAGTCAAGGTGCTAGCTGACACGTATGCGACTGACCCGTCAATAGAACACCACACTGGGGTGAAGTCTACAGATCCAGATTGGGCGATCTTGGATTTGATGGTTGCATCGACAGAAGAGATGTTGACAGTGGCAGTGTAGATGCCGGTCGATGGTATCGACCCCACGGTGCTCTGTGAGCCTGTGAAAAACAAATTGTAGTAGCCACCAGATATTTCTGTGATCATCTTCAAGATGATGCTGTTGCTTCCTGTTATCTGAGTCAATGAACTACCAGATACGATGTTCGAGAGACTACCTGCAGCATAGTTGTACAAATTAAGTCTACAGTTTGTGTCAAAAGTCAGATTCTGTGAGTCGTCAGTTATCGAATCATTAAAGCCTACTGTGAGTTTAGGTCTCTTAGTCTCGTCGTACGCCTGCCGTGATGCGAATCTTTTTACGAAATAAGTTTTTGTATTGCCTTCTAATGTATTTTTGAAAGATATTCTGAAACCGCTATCAGGTAACTCTCCTGACAAAGTTGCAGAAACTATGGAGGTTACGTCCACTATCAGGTCTTCTTCTCCTGTTACAAAGCTTTGTGTAACTTCTGTGTTTGCAATGCTTAAAGAGCTCGTTATGTAGTCTCCCGATCCCGTCGCAAAACAAGCAAGACCGCATCCGGATAGATACCAATTAGTTTCAGAAGAAGAAGTGAGCCAGTTGCTGACGTCGTAATCAGTGTAGTAAACAACATCTCTCCCTATTCCCTCTGTGAAAGAAGCAGAGAGAGGAAATACACTTACAGTAAAGTTGATAGGAGTTGGTTGGCCTCCGTATACGTCTTTTAGATTCAACTTGCAAAAGAAAGAAGAATCATTCGTATCAATTTTACCCTCTTGAACAAGCGTCTTTAAGTCTGACAAGTCGAAGTGCACCAGAAGCCTGGTTAGTTCTGTCAACTTCGTCGATCCACTTGTGTTGACTCCGTACAGCTTGAAGAGGTCTAGTGTTCCTGCGTAGCCGACGTTCGCGTTCTCTTTTCTTACACCATTTGTGAATTTGTTGGTTATGTAGTTGTCTTTGTCAGCTTTGACTATTTTATACATTACAGTGTCTCCGCTTATGTGTTAGAAACACACCTACCAATTATGTTCACATCCGGGTATTTGATCTCAAATATCGAACCTTCGGGTGGATACAGTATTTGATTTCTAGTATTGAGTTGAGGATCAAACGATATCTGTGAATATTCTCTGTTTTTTACTGTTCCGTTGAGATTCCTGAATCTTACTTTGTCCACAGACAATACACCCTGCTTCGCGTATATTGTTGACAAAACGTCAGAAATGATTATTGGCTGTCCTATGTGGAATTTGGTGATATCGAACTGCCTCTTTAAATCTGCAATTATGCTCTGCAATAGAAGTTGCTTGTTGAGCGAAGGATCAACTACGGCTTGAAAGAACAATTCCAAGTTTATGACAGCTGCGTCCATTATGTCTATTGCGTCAGAAACCATTCTGTATGTGTTCAGGTATCTCTTGAGATTAATCTTTAGCGTGTCAGGTGATGTGACTAGATTGTTGTTTGCATCTCTTGAAATAACGTATAGAGTGGAGGAAAGAGGGTTATTTTCATTTCTGTTTATAGATGCTCTGAAGACTCTTCCGAAGTTGCTCGGCATCGTGTACACTCTCGAAAGAAGGTCTTCTTTCGTTACTATTCTCTCTTGAGAATTTTTTACTGTGGGCACTAATGCCAGAAGTTCATTTGATGTTAGAGCGTCTTCTCCGCCCGACGCAGGCTGCTGATTAAAGACTTCGATAGAGTTTCTTACTTGCGACTGCTGACCAGGTGTGGGATTTTCTGGAAAGGAAACATTCAATATAGAAATGTTTCTTATAGCACCTGAGTTGACGTTGTGGGAAAGACCTCCTCCGTACCTATAGGTGACGCTAAGCGTCGTGTTGATTGCTGCCACGCCCAAGGTCGAGGTCTGAAGCATCTTCTGAGGATTAACAGGAACTCTGGAGAAAGTCTGTGAATAGGGAAGCGGTATTGAAAACTCGGACGGATCTGGTATTATGTCGTCTTCGAGATTTTCCGCTGTTCCTCCTCCGAAAACTAAAGTCGTAGATCTGTTGCTTAAAGATACTTCTTTGACAAATCTGTAAGGTGCAGGTATAACTTTTAGACTGTCTTTGACCAGCCTGTTTGAGTTATCTGCTGTGTTTAGAACGTTCTTATAGACGACATCGTGTGTTAAGTTTTCCACTTCGTAGTATGTGTTGCCTAGACCGTCCGTTACACTTACGACCTGGGTCACATTTGGTTGCGACAAAGTAAGACGTCTGAATTGAACAAAATCACCAATACTGAAGGTCTCGGTCTTCTGTTTTCCGGAAGAACACACTCCTGACTTTCTCAGTATCTTCGACACAGTGACGCCCGATAGTCTTCTTCCGTCCACGACTTCGACATCATCAGCAGCTGATATTACGCCAGTTACAGGATCTGACTTCCAAAATTGAACATCTTCTAGCAATATAAACTCGACACCATTATCAGCTTGCAATATTGTCTGGGCTTTTATTGTAGGAATCAGAGTAGGGTCAGGAAGGTATGTAGATCCGTCTAGAATCGGAACTTCGACGTAAAAATCTACTTCAACGACTGCAGAAGAATTTCCTGTTATTGGAACACCAGAGTTTCGAAGTAATCTCTCAACGTTTCCCGACTCTACAACGGTATCACTATTGAGTTCTCCATAGAGGTGATCCATGTAGAAAGACATGTTGTCACCAATGTATGCTGCCATGTCGAGAAACAATCCTCCAACTGAAGACTCCGAGAAGTCTTGAATTCTGTCAGGATAGTATTGTCTAGCGTAGTCTAGTAAGACGGCTCTGAAACCATCGAAATCTCTGGCTAGGTAGTTTCTCTGTCTTACAGACTTGAGTGCAGTTTTATTGTTGTTTATGGCCATGGCTCAACCTTACATAAATAGAGAAATTTCATATTACGTACAGGACAATTTGGAGACCTTTGTTGGTTACACCAAGCTCGGGTATGTTGTATGTGATATTGATTCGCATAATGGCGGTATTTTTGTTCTCGACCCTGTCTATTGAAGAGCTAAAATTCTCTAGATCGATGAATGGCATCCACTTTTCGACCGCCGCCTTTATTCTAAAAATAGCTTGTCCATCGAAGTCGTCCTGATTTGTAAACTCAGTAACTAGAGGTCTGAGATTTGCACCAAACTGGTACAAACCTAATCTTTCTCCCCAGTTCGTGAGAATCAGGTTTCTCAAGTTGTCAGCAAATTGATCCTCGAGACTGTAGTTCATGGAAAAGATTCCTTCGGATACACCGAGCTGTAGAGGCGTCTTTATCCCGAACGGCGTCGGTGAAGGTATCAACTCTTCTTCATCTTGTTGTTCGAGAGTTTTTCCAACACTCTTAAAACTGTAAGTTGCCATGTCAAGTCCCAGTCAAACAATACTACTCGATAAGTAATACGCAAGCACAATTGAGTATTATCTATGACATGTTAGATGATTCAGTAGCTAGAAGAGTCGCACAAGCAATCATTCAGAAGACAGGATTAGGCACAGGTAATTCTGCAAAGACTCCTGAAGAAAATTGGACAATCATCGTTCAAGAAGTTTTCAATGCTATCAAGACAAATGCAGTGATTGAGGTGAAAGAGCTTGTCACACCTCTTGTTGTGGACTCTGTTGTGACCGCAACTGTTACACCTGCAGGCGTGGTTACAGGAACGGCAACTGGTACTGCGACAGGATCGACAACGGCTCCAACTGTCGTCAGTCTAAAAGGTAAAGTTACTTGAGAAGGACTTTTGTCGCGTAGACACCGGTTGAAGATGTCCCAGGAATACCTAGGGAGCCACCCATGGTATCAGTCAAAGGAGCCGCTGTAACTTGTCCGGCAGCTACAATGGCTGTACTGCACAAAACAGCTTTGTCTGCTTCTTCTCCGCCTAACTTTATGACACCCGTCTGTGAAGGCTTTATGATTATCTCGCCCTTCTTATTGATGACTATTGAGGCCCAACTCGTGTTTCCTTCGTTCTGTTCCTTGTAGGTCTCATCATTTGGCCCTTTCTTCTCTGAGAAGTCTGTAACGACTATCTCTATGTCGGATCTTGCCATCAATCTTATCTTGTCACTCTTTATTACTATTGCAGCGTCACCGTTCTGTGAGTCGGTCACTGAAAGGGGAGTGTTGTAAGACTTGAGACCGAAATTTTCGTCTACTTTTGTCTTTTGTGACAGAAGAATTCTGCTTCTGTCGTTTTTCAAGTCTGGGTCACCTTCGTCAGGAACAATTGTATCAAAAGTCTTATTGAGTTCTTTTTTTATCTCTTTTCCTCTTCCGCCGTCTGGTACGTTCGTTATACTGGTCGTGGATGCAACTTTGCCAAACTTTTCTTTCGATTGACCTCTTCCAACAACTATGTCGATCGATCCTTTTCCAATTTCTTTATTTAAGTTTTCAACTGCGGAGTCTTTGAGAACGTCTTTCCTCTCAGTTCCCAAAACTATCAGAGTGTTATTGGATCCTTCAAAAGCAATGTCACCAGGTCTCTTCTTAAATCTCGGCACCGCCTCGTACGAAGTCAACAAAGCAGCCCTGGAGTTGAAGACTATCTTCTCAAACACGTCTTCTTTTTCTCCCTGAAGTATTGTATTTTGGGGCGATGTTTTTCTTTCTTTGTCTACTTTTACAACGGGGCCATTTCTTAGCTCATAGATGACTTTATCTCCTGGTGTCTTTCCTTCTTTTGAGCTGTCTAGCACTTGCTTCGTACCAGCTGCCACTGTCGGTTCATAGGACCTTCCTGTGTGAGCATGATTAACATCATCTACAGTTGAAAAATCAACAACTCTGCAAAACCAATATCCTATGTCGCTGTATTGTGCGTCTGGTTTTTCAAACATTACCCAAACGCACTCTCCTGGTTTGCATGGCAATGAAAGATGAGATGGGAAAAATGGGAAAATGAACATTGGTCTCCCAGGTTCATTTACTTTCTTTGCAACTATTGTGTTTCTTGGAAGTAGCGGAGCATAACGCATGTTACTCACGCCTATTCCTGCAAGCTTGGTCTGGAATTCCTTGTCCTGAGAATCTCTCACAGGATCACTAATCACGTCCATCACAATCATCCTGACGAACGTTGAATTAGGAATGGGACTGTGCTTATAGTTCTTACTATCAAAATTGCCGTGTGAAATGTCCCTTAGATTGTCAGCATGATTTGTAGAAGTTATTTTGCTGTCCAAATCACTCATGTCAGGATCCTATCTTCTTAAACATCTCTTCTGGGTCTATCTCTTCGTCCTGCTTGACCTCAGACTTTGACACGAGTTCTGCGAGTCTGATGATTTGATCGTTGGCTTTGCTCATTCTTTCTATGAAAACCGCCATCGTTTTCCCATGTATCGCGTGCTCTGTGCTGTTGTTTTGTGTTATATCGAGAAGTGTATTGAAAAGAATATAAGCATTTTGTCTATCTGTAACAGCATTTTCATAAATCTCGCGCCATAACTTCTTCTTCTTATCAGAGACACCGTCAATTTGGTCAAGAAGACCCGTAAAGTCTTTGATCTTATCTTGTATGTTGTCGGTTCGATTCTTTGTCATGTAAGAAATATTACGCGTTTCTTGAGTCAGTCTTAGATTTTTTGTAATGACGCTTTATTGACTGCATCGCTGTTGTGAGCTGCTTTGGTGACAGACCCGATAATTCTCTCATGTATAAGAGAACAGCGCTCTTGTTCAATAAGTCAATTTCATCGATGTTCTCAAAGATTGTTATGATGGCATTGATACATGTTAGCTCGTTCTCTGACTTTACTTTTGTTCTAATCTCATACAATAAGCCTACAGTATTTTCCATCGAAAAGGCAGTGTCAGACAACAAGTCTTGCGAGGGTATGATATTAAACTCATCTATTATGTGTGCTTCGTGAGTCGTAAGACTGGTTGGGTCGTCCAGACTTACGCTCTTTTTTGTTCTCTGAGTCTTCTGCTTTGTTCGAATTATGAGCCAATTTTTAGCAACTACATTGAAGTAAGAAAAAGCATTTGTTCCTCTACCTGCGTCGAATTTGTGTATCGTCTCAAATAGAAAATTTACACAGTCATTCTTAAGCTCGTCGTATGTGTCGTGCATACCTGTAAACTTGTGTATGTTTATCAGGTTCTCCACCAGCTTCTCAAATGCAGGAAGTATCGAGTTGACGTAGAGTTTGTCTTTTTCTTTTTTTACTTTTTCTAACTGAAATTGAACTATCGCTTCTTGAGTTCCTGAATTGAAATACAGCTTTAGATTATTCTTGGACTTCTTTGTGTCTTCTGCTAATTTTTCTGCGTCAATTTTCTCAGAGTCACCAAAAGACGCAGTTAGACTGACATGCTCAACATCAATAATGACTTCGCTTTTCTTTGGAGACTTTTCTCTCTTTTTCTGTTGTCTCTTTTGTGTCATAACTAAATTTCTTCATTTTTGATCGTTTCGTCAAGCACTTTGGCAACTTCAAGTACTGACATTTTCGCAATCGCTATGTCCTGAACGAGAGACCGTACGACGGGTTCGTCAGAGAAAAGCTCTATTTTTGTCTTGCTTTCTATGATTTGATGTTGCAGCTCTAAAGAGTCCAAACAGACCTCTACAGCCTCTTGAAATTCCTCTATCTTTTCCAAAAGTTCTATGTTTTTTTTGACGCTAACATAGAGACCCGTGAGGCTCCCAACGAGCAGTCCAGATAGAAGCAACGACAATATCAAGTCAAAAGATCCTTTGTGACTTCATTGTACATTTTTATCACTGATTCGATTGAGTACTTGTCAACAATTTTTTCTTGTAAGTTCAAAGCCCATTCCTTGGGTATAGAATGACCAGACTTAAATTTCTGTATTTTTCGCTTGAAGTCTTCTTCCGATGGATGAGCCCACTTTGAACCCTTCATGAAAATCTTGTTGTCTACTCTAGAAGCATGTATCTCTTGAACTTTGTAGTCCACGTCTATGTATTTGCCGTGTGACAGAAAGTCCGTGTGTCCTGACCATCTCGTTGCTATTACTGGGAGTCCAGAAGCAGCGGCTTCCAAAATGGGTAGACCGTATCCCTCGCCTCTCGTCAAAGAAACTAAAGCTTTTATCTGTGGGTGATGATAAAGAGAAGAGATTTCTTCGTCTGACATGTCACCATGCAATAGATGGACTTTTGGGAAAGTACTCTTTCTCACTTCTGAGACTAAGTTCTCAAAAGTTTGCTTGACCAATTTTTTGTCGATCTTTGTGTGTCTTCCTGAATTTGTTTTTATGATTATTCCTACTGACGGGTCGTTCTTGAAGACCTCACAAATCCACTTAACTGTATAGAAGATGTTCTTTCTTTCATTTTCTGGATTGTTGCCAGTGATTTGGCCCACTATCAAGAAGTTGAAAGGGGTCGAAAATTTCATCTTGTCTACATTGGTCTCTATGTTCTTTCCTATCTTTGTATTGTAAGACTCAGGAACAACATGAAGTGGTACTCTCACTTCGCCAGAAGACTTGAGACAATTTGCCGAGTGGTTTGATGGAACTATTACCATTGACATTCTGTTGCAAGCTGTGATCCACTCAGGATTGCACCTGTCGGTCTCCACACCTGCTGTTATTCCAATGTTTACAGGAGACATTGAAGTATCCCACTCATTAGGAAGCTGTAATTGGACCGTTGCATCGTATCGTCGACCCTTTGGGTCGATAGTTTTTTCCATTATCTTTCCGATGAAACCGTCTTCAAGACTGCTATTGATGAGCCAAGGAGTGTCGCCCCACGGCAGTGCCTGGTACTCTACATCAAATCTACTTTCCAGCCACCTCGCTATTTGTCGTGCGTGTACTCCGTACCCGGACTGTGTCAAGACGGGCCCTCTGAACAACACCTTCTTTAAGTTGGAAAAATTTGTGAAAATCATAGCTCCATAACCTTCCACTTATTTTCTTCAACCGACTTCCACTTCTCAATTGTCTTTTCAATAGATGTGTCCCAGTCTGCTACCATCTTCTTCAAACTGTATTCTCTCCTAGCTCTTTCCATTGCCTTGTTGCCGAGAGCTTCTCTCTTTTCAGGTCCCATCTCGTACATCTTCATGAATGCATCCGTTGTTGTCTTGTGCGAAACAAAGTCTTCATATATGAAGGGAACCATGTGGTTACCAACCATTGTTCTAACCTCAGGGTCAAGTCCTATTCCAAACTGTTCACCTGTTTCAGGATCTTCTACCTGTCGAGTGAGACCTCCTGTCTTGAGAGCAATGATAGGCTTTCCACACATCATCATTTCAAGCGTTGGAAGTCCAAATCCTTCATTGCAACTCCTGTTTATTATTGTGTCGCAGGAGTTGTAGAGGGCTTTCATTTCATTGAATCCAATTCTGTCTTTGGAAAACATAACGTTGTCTTTAACACCAAGCATCTCTATTACTTGATAGAGGTTCGTTCCTTCTTGGTCAAGAGGATCGGTGTGAAGAACGAGTGTAGCCTTACTGTGTCCATGTTTCTTCTTTAAGTCTTCTATAAACATCTTCCAAGAAACGAGAATGTCGCTCGGCATCTTTCTTCTTGCATTTCTAGAAACATAGAGACAAGTGAAATGGTCAGCTCTTGCTTCTCCCATGAGACTCTTCTTAAATTTCAGAGACTCTTCTTTGGGAATTGGATGATAGAGATCTTCAGGAACGGCATGAGGTACGTAGTTTGTCCTATCCGGGAATCTTTCCTTAACCATTTCATATGTGGGATAATTGATACAGTTTATCAGATCACAAGACTCGTAAAGCGGACTGTTAAAATCTGGCCACGGAGGATTATCCCAGAGGTGCCAATAGACGATTGGACAGATCTGATGTATCTCATCTTCCATCTCCCATGCCCAGATGAAGAATCTTGGGTCGGTAAATAGAAAGAGGGCGTCTGGTTTTACTTGGGCTAAAGTCTTTCGCAAGAGTGCCTTGTCGCCAAAACCGTTTGTTGGCTTGATGATAAAGTCTGGGTTGACAACCACTGTCTCGTAGTTGTCATGCTTTATTGCACCACCAAAGCACTTAAAGCTGTATTTTCCTGTATTTACTAATCCACTGATTAACCATCTCGCCTGTGTACCCACTCCGGAAGTCGAAAGTGGATGGTCCGACAAGAATAAGATGTTTTTCTTCTGATTCTGCATTGTCCCTATATTACCTAAAAACGAAAAGTTGTAACAAAAGTTTCGCTAAGTGCAGTGTTCTGTGCCTTTGTACTCGCAGTAGGTGCAAGAGTCACGATTCTTCAGAGCCACACCGCGCTTGACAGAAGTGATCATGTTGCTGACCACCTTGAGCGACTTCTTAATGGGAACTTCGCCCATGGAGACAGAGAACAGCTCACAGTGTTGTCCTGGTTTCGCAGACTTCTTGAGGATGGCGAAACCACACCGAATGTTCTTGAAAGGCACCTGCGGATTCTTCTGATTCCAGTAGTTCTTGTATAGTGCCAACTGCGCCTTCACCATCTCATCCGAACGTTTCTCCCGTCTCCAGCCATTGGCCGAAGTCTTCCAGTCGATGATCCAGTAGAGATCTTCTCCGCGTTTGCCTTTGCACTTGATGACACCGTCAATGAATCCTTTGAAAGCATGGGGATGACCTTCTACCGATTCATATAGGGCATGCTCAGCATCCACAACAGTCCAGTCAGGAAATTCCTTATCTAGGAAGGCAGGAACCTCTAGAAGAATTGCTTCAGACTCGGCCTTGGCAACCTTTAAAGCTTTTTCTGAGAATTCTTCCTGGTCACTGTGCTTGGCCCAGGCCTCATCGAGGGCATCGTGGCACAACTTCACGTCCATCTCGCGAGTGAGTAAGTACTTCTCGCAGGAAGCGTGAACTGCTGTACCAAACTCAAGCACGGGTGAGGGCTTGAAGAAATCGATCTTCTTCACGTGGGTGAGGTGGTGTCTGTAGGAACAATCCTTCCAGGTCTTCACCTCCGAAAAAGATACGTGCGGTTTGCCTGTTGGAAGTACTTGGAATTCAGTTTCTGACATGTTAGTTTTGATACTAACACGTGAAACCGCAACAGTTCAAGTTGGCTTCTTTGACACGGCTCTGCCTGACATCTTCTCCCAATCTCTGTGTTCAGGTTGCCGCACCTCGAGGTTCTTGTCCCATGCGGCAGTGAGAACTTTTGGATCCACATTGTTCTTCTTGGCAACATCGATCATCGCGTTTATGTCCTTGGGGAAGCAATGACCGCCATAGCCTCTCGCACCGTCAGGCCCTGGTACGTTCCAATGACTCGTCCCTAAACGAGTGTCATACTTTGCGTATTCAACGACTTTGTCGTAGTCAACGTCTAGACCTGACGCATCCAGTGCCTCACAGATCTGTGCCATCTCGTTAGCAAATGCAACTTTAACAGTGAGGAAGTTGTTTGTGAGATACTTGACCATCTCGGCCGTAGTAGAAGAAGTCTTGACGATCGGAACTTTAGGAAAGGCAGTCTGAAACACTTGCTTTACTACATTTAACCAGGGACGAGGTCCACCTAAAACTATCCTGTTCTGATTTCTCATGTCGTCTATCGCATTGGCTTCAGTAAGGAATTCAGGGTTAAAGACTACATGTAGACCACGCTGAGAAAACTTTTTGTTCCAGGCTTCCGTTGATCCAGGTGACACAGTTGATTTTACTACTGCTATCCGCTCTCCCGGAATCAAAGATAGATTTTCTAAAACTTCTTCAACAATGCTGAGGTCTGCTGATCCGTCTTCATACATGGGCGTTGGAAGACACACGAAATAGACGTTTGAGAAGTCATCCATGTTTTCTGCACATGTCACCAGATCTCTCAGACACTCTGGTCTGTATTCGTGTGATCCTTTTGCGTACTTCCCTGCTTTGTCATATGCCAAAACTCTGAACCCATGTTCAGAAAAAACTGTGGTAAGAGAACCTCCGACAAAACCCTGTCCTATGACTGCTATTGTCTTCTTCATATTCCTCTGACATTCGGATATTTCTTCACTAAGAAATCGATCGAAGATTCAAGCCCTGACGACAGCGAGGTGTACTTGACTTCACACCCGAGGTCGCGCAACTTCTTATTGCTAGTCGGCTTCCGGAACTGACCTTCAGGCTTGCTCGTGTCGAACTTGATCTGACCCTTAAACCCAATGATCCGTCCGATCTCTCGAGCTACATCTCCGATGGAGACTTCTTCAGTGTTTCCGATGTTGACAGGATCAGGTTCGTTATAGTTCTCTGTGCACCACCAGATCACTCTTGCGGCGTCTTCTGAGAACGTGAACTCACGTAGAGGTTTACCGGAACCCCATATCGTGACATCGGTTGATGCTAGGTGGGCCTCGTAAAACTTGCGAATAAGCGATGGGATTACATGCCCGTTGTTTAAGTCGTAATTATCGTGAGGTCCGTAGAGGTTGTTGGGAACCACAGTGATAAAGTTGCATCCCCACTGTTGCCTGTAGGCCCGAGAACCCACATCGAGCATCCTCTTGGCATAGGCGTATCCGTAGTTGGAGAGATGTGGAGGTCCGCTGTGGAGTTGATCTTCGGTGATGGGATAATCAACATATGCTGAATCTGGATAGATGCATGTGGAGAGGATGGAGACGAGTTTCTTTACGTTATCTACTCTTGCGCCTTCTAGAACGTTGTTGGCGATGTTTATGTTGTCTCTATAGAATTCTCCGACGAAGTCTGTGTTTCCTTTCACACCTCCGACTTTTGCTGCCGCATTTATCCAGACATCATTGTGTTTCGATGTCGGTATGGTATTTGTCAAATCTCCTGAAGACCTTGTGTATTCGAACACATCATCCTTGCATGTTTTTACAAGAGCTGTTCCCAGAAGTCCCTTTGATCCAAAAACTGTTGTCTTCATTTCGATTCTCTTTCTAGATCTGAAAGGTACATCATCTTGATCAGATCTTCAAAAGTATGTCTCGGTTTCCAGCCCAAGACTCTTTGTGCCTTTGATGAATCTCCTCTGAGATGAGGAACTTCGTGAGGTCTGTAGTATCGAGGATCAATGTCGATGTACTTTTCATAGTCAAGACCTGCAAGACTAAACGCTACTTCTACCAGTTCCTTGACTGAGTGACACTCACCTGTGGCTATTACGTAGTCGTCAGCTTTCTCCTGTTGCAACATAAGCCACATTGCTTCAACATAGTCACCGGCAAATCCCCAATCTCTGACTGCACTCAAATTACCAAGCTTTAATTCCTTCTGTTTACCCAGTTTTATTCTTGCTGCTGCTCTCGTCACTTTTCTAGTGACGAAAGTTTCTCCTCTTCTTGGTGACTCATGGTTGAAGAGTATTCCGCTAGAAGCATGCATTCCATAACCAATCCTGTAGTTCCGCACTATGTTGTGAGAAAATAATTTTGCGCAGGCGTATGGAGATGCAGGAGTCATTCTTGTTTCTTCATTCTTCAATTCATCAAGATTGTCTCCGTACATTTCTGAAGATGAAGCTTGATAGAACTTACAGTCTGGTACAACATTTCTACAGGCTTCTAGGAATCTCATTGTTCCCATTGCTACAGTGTCCACTGTCTCTTCGGGTATGTCAAAGGAAGTTCTGACGTGTGACTGTGCTGCGATGTTATAGACTTCGTCAGGTTTTGTGTCTGACAAAATTTTATAGAGCGATCCAACATCATTCATCGACGAGTAGACCATCTTGAAGTCAGGGTTGTCGTACAGATGGTCTACATTCACTGTATTGATAACAGACGACCTTCTCTTCGTGCCTATGACTCTATAGTTCTTTTTCAGAAGCAACTCTGCAAGATACGATCCATCTTGACCGGTCACTCCCGTTATAAGTGCAGTTTTTTTCATGTGCTTCCTGGTAACTGCAAAGTTACTTTTGAAGAATATTGTAAAGACTAGAATAGTAGTTGTTTACTTTGGGTTCGAAAAACTCTACTTCTATTCCTTCGAATAGTTTCAGGTCGAGGTAGTCTCTCCCAGAGGGACCGCTGATGTATTTTGAAGCACCAACTTTCCTCAAGATGTTTGCTAAAAGTTCTGACTTGCTACCTTCAACGTCTAGACTACTTGCCATCAATGTCGGTGTCTTTATACCCATCATTTCCATGGACCATCTAATCGACGTCATATTGATGTCCAACAGCTTTTCATGTTGGTAGATTTCAGTTGCATCAAATTTTAAGTTTTCTTGTATTGTTCGAACGATTTTTCGCCTCCAAAGAGAGTCTTTGTTCGCTAGAACATCTTTAATGTCTTTGGAATCGGCTGTCTTCTCCACAGGTACAGTGATCCAAGCGTCATCTCCTGACTTCAGCTTGATCTTGTTCCTGTTCTGAAAGTAGTTTTTTCTGAACTTGACGTTGTCCAGAACGACAAACAAGTCAGCCGAAGAGATTTTTTGAAAGAATCCCATGTAGGGAAAGTGCTCAGGCTGGTGTATAGTGACTATCATGTTAGCCATTTAACTACTTGAAAAGACTCGGCATATCTCACACCGACTTCTTGTCCATTAATCCTGCATTGATTTTTGAAGAAATCCGTCCAGTCGTCTCCTCGCCTACTCATTTCTGAGGAATGAGCTCTTATTGCTTCTATCTTCTTTTCAATGAATTCAGAGACGTCGACATAAAAGTTGTTCTCAAAATGCTTATAAGACTTGTACCAATTGCTTCGATACATCAGTAGCCTGGGTACATTTCTTCCTGCTACTATTGTAGCTTGAGATATTGCGCTGTGGTCTTGATTAATATCGCCATCCCAATGTGTGTAAACGACATTTGCTCTATCGTGGTCTATATGCCTGTTTATATCTTCTATGAGACGTACGTCATAAGTGACAGCTTTAGTCTCGTAATTTAGGCAACTTAGTCTAGATACACCCATGATTTTTGCTGCATTGTGTGCTTCTTCAAGTGCAGTCTCTCTGCTTCGTACGAGCTTGCCGTCAAAATTTGTATACTCGCTATGTGTCACCAAGAGTATATGGACATTGTCACCATTGCTGACGTGTTTTGAAATAGTACCTCCTAGACCCAACTCGACGTCGTCGGCATGAGCTCCTATTGCAAGTACATTCATCATCTTTTGTTCCTGTCGTAGTGAGATTTAAGGAGACGAATTACCAAATCGTCGTCAGGCTTGATTACTTTTATGTTTCCAAGAGGAAGATCCTCATCGTGCTTCTCTACATCAAGAGGTGTGTAGACGTTTACATTCCAGTAATTGTGATAATTTGAGAATGCTTTTTGCAACGTCTCTATGCTTATCAAATAACAACTATCGACCGTGAATCTTCCTTTGAAGTCCAGTGAGTCTATAATTTTTTCACACACGTCGTCTACGAGACAAAAGTATCTTGTTGCCTTGGTGTTGACAAGAAGCTGCTTGTTCTCTTTCATCAACTTGTCCCAAATGTCCAAAACACTTCCCGTAGAGAACAGAAAGTTGACACCCTGAAATGCACCGCAGCCATTTTCAATGAACATGTCTTCCATCAGCTTTTTTGTCATTCCATATACACATGCAGGATTAACAGATTTGTCTGTACTGATTCCGACAATATTTTTTACACCGTGCTCTAGCGATGCTGCCATGATCTGCCTAGATCCTGTTACATTAACATCGATGGCTCTCGTAGGATTCTTCTCACATATTCCCACGTGCTTGAGAGCTGCACTATGAACGACATAATCTACTTTATGGTCTCTCAAAATTCTTTTCATCTGATGGTAGCAGTCTGCTACATCAAGTGAGTAGAGCTTAATTTTTTCACTTCCTTCCACGACTCTCTCAAAATCTCTAACACTGGATTCTGAGTGTGCAGTACCAACTACGTCGTATCCTCTTTCTAAAAGAGTTTCACACAATCTTTTCCCCAAGAAACCAGCTGCTCCAGTTACCAATACAGTTGACATTCTTCTGTTCCTCATAGCGTCTTTAGAAATTCCAAGAGTTTTAGATTTTGTTTGTCAAAATTGAACTCTTTTTCTACAAGCGATTGTAATCCATCTCCAAGCTCTTGTCGGAGCCTGGTTGATGTCAATAGTTTCTCTATGCAGTTTTCCCATCCCGAAGAATTACAAGCTACCAAGCCAGTCTTCAAGTCTTCTCTAATGTATTGAAGAGCCGAGGGATAGAAATCGGCGACTACAGGGATTCCTAGTTTTCCGAATACAATGAACCTACCTGGATTTGAAGGCATTTTAAATCTTAACGAATAATCGTCTGGACTGTAGTTGTAGTTTTTATTGAGTGCTTTTGAAGATTTTTCTGTCTCATCATGCAAGATATTGTTTGGGACCAATCCAATATCGCATTCTGCCAGATGACTCATATAGGCATTCATGCTCCATGAAACATGTTTAATCTTTACTCCTCTTGGCACCCAAGACTCATTGCCTGCGGGAGAGTTGCCACTATGCATGACAACTAATTCAATTTGGTGATTTTTTGACAGATTTTCTAAGGCGGGCGTAATGGTCTCACTCATGCAGTCCAAGTGAATCAAATTACCGTGATAGCCTATCTTTAAGACTTCTTTGTCTGTGTGGGTCTTTTTAATCGTGGGAATAGAAGGATACTCAGCGTATCTGAATATGGGTTTCTTTGCAACTGTCCAATAGTCTTCCATCTCTATGGAGTCGACTACGAGAAAATCGCACAATTTTGCACTTTCTAGAACAGACTTATTGCGTGGATCGACTATACCAACTTTTGCTCGTGGATTTAATTCCCTGATCTTTCGAACCATGTGATGGTCATAAGTCATCACAAGAACTACATCGTAATCTGACACATTAAAATCATAGAGCGTCACTTCAGGCAAGAGTCTCAGTGAATCCGAATAGAACATTGAGCATGCTGCTGAAGGTTGCGTTGTTACAAGGTCTATCTTCATTCTTAAAGTCTCTTCATGACCTCTTCTAATGCTCGAGTGTAGCTTTCTGTGTAAGCCTCTTGAGTGAAAAGATGGGACTTCTCCAATGTACCTTGAACAAGAAGTTTGTATTCTTCCTTAGACATAGACGAAGATGAATTGACAGTCTGAGAAATTGTATCAATGATATTTCCACTCTCAGACATGCTGATTCCACAACCTTCCACTAATATTCCTGTCCAAGGATTGACAATAGGAACTAGTCCTGCTTTCATTGCTGTTGCAACTGAAGTGCAACAACCTTCTGCTGAAGAGTGAAAGATTACGAAAGAACATTTGCTGGCAAGATCGTTAAAAATTCCTACACCTGGTTGTACAAAACCGTGGTACTTTATGTTTTTGGAATGCTTTATCTTTTCTCCGTAGTAATCAAAGAATGCGCCTTCCGTCGGTCCGCAAATATGAAGAAATCTTGACTCATCTTTTAGAAAAGATTCTACTACGAGGTCTACACCCTTGCAGATCAATCCATTGCCAGCAAAACACAGATAGCTGTTGAGGTCTCTTGAGTTCATCCATTGACTGTCGTATTTTACTGCAGGGCTGACAGCTGGATAGAAGTGCAATATTGGCTTTCCGTACTTAAGGTAGCTCTTGTAGCTCTCATTTTCTTTTTCTCCAATATTGAAAATGAAGTCTGTCTCCGACATTATGTCTAAAAACTTTTCACCAATCACATCGGTAACTGTTCTCATTGGAGGTGCATGTCTACCTGTTCTTTCATCGAACATTTTGTATCTACCCAAGACTAATTCATTGGATATGTCTGGTTGTGGGCCCATTGAAAGAAGAACTTTTACCTTGGCCTTGGAAGACCTTGCGTATCTTGAGAAATTTTTTCCACTGTTGCCCACGCCAAGACCAAGAAACAAATCGTATTCTTTGCTCGGCGTCCAGTTGTGATTGTCCCTGTCTATTAGGTCTACAGAAAATCCTTTGTTTGTGAGAATTTCTATAGCTCTCACTATTTCCCAATTGTTTGTGTGAGTATAACTGCTTATATCTGTAACAAAAGGCTCAGTCTTGTAGTACATGGCAGCTCTCCTTGAAGGAGTCACTGTCTTAGAAACTATGTTCTCAATTATCCTCATTTTAGTTTCTGTCCTTGCGAGTCAGTTTTGCTGTATAGGCACTGAGACCTTCTTCTTGAGGTCTTGCTGTCAAAAAGCTAAACTCTACCGTCCATCCTAGACTCTGAAAGTATTTTTTATAGAACTGATGAACAAATTCTTCGCTAAGTTCAGAAGCGTCTGTTCCGTAGAAATTGTCTCTCTTCTTTCTCCAAATCAATTTGTCTTCATAGTCAAAAGGTTTTGTCTTGACATTGAAGATTAGTAGACAGGAATCGTTCATAAGAAATTTGACTGCTTCGATTGCTTCAAAGTGCTCGCAATAATCATTTCCAAAACAGCCTTGTGGATTGTCCAAGACAATTAAGTCGAATTTTTCTTGACAGACTTTTGCCAGCTCATAAGAGTCACCAATCTTAATTTTTGCTGTCTTAGGAAGATTTTTCTTGAGAGCAGACTCGTAATTCGATTCAATCTCCCACGCGTGTATTTGATCAACTAGACTTGCGTAACTCGAAGTCTGCCAGTCTCCTTCTCTAGCAAAAAAGTCTAAAGCTTTTATGGAAGAGAAGTCGACACCTCTGTCTTGTAGTTCTTTTATTATCTTCTTTATTGCAACATCTCTCATTGTTTTACCAATTCTAAGACGTAGCGTCCTTTGTCAGCAAATCCTAAATTTCTAGTGTACTTAAAACCTGAAAATGTAGATTGCAAGTAACCTACCAACTCTTCAAGCGAACTAAACGACCATCCTGTCGTGTCGATCCAGTGGCCATTGACAGGCTGCTTTCCGTTTTCAACGAGTCTGGTCTCTATGATTATTCTATTGCAAGACTCCACTATCTTCTTTGCGTTTACTTCTGGCTGTCTGGTGTGATGAAAAACCGAGAACAGCATGATGGTGTCGTATTTGTCTAATTTTTCGACATAATCCAAATCCATGCAGGAGTATTCGATGTCTTTTCCTATGATGTTGGAAACCATCTTTGCTCCGACGACAATGTGAGGATCGTTATCGACTCCCGTGACTTTGCAACCTCTGTCGTGTAGATACTCACACAGGAGACCTGCATTACATCCTACGTCAAGTACTCTCTCTCCGTGAGAAAACGCTACAGTGTCCAAAATCTTGGAACGAGTGTCCAGACTTCTCGAACCAATCGCTACAACGTCTTTAGTCTGAATCGTGTGATATATTCCACTTTGGCTATTTGTCGTCTTTTGAAGCTTGAAGACCGACGTCTTAGAAAGATCTAATGCATCGTCTATAAAAATTCTCGGGAAATATTCTCTTGCGGCGCTTGGAAAGTGTCTTAACCAATTTCCAAAACCATATCGATCTTTGTCGTCTTTGTCACAAAAAGCAAAGAATTCTCTATTGGAAGAATCGGTCAAGTCTTTTGACAAATTGAGAGACTGATCGTAGTCTATCAAAACGCAAATTCCTGTGTTTGGGTTAAATCTGACATTTGACGGCTTTATGTCACCTTGATAGACGCCAAGTTTCTTCTGCTCTATTATCGACAAAGCTAAGTCAAACAGTGAGTAATTCTCATTGCTTTCACAATATTCTTCGATTATGTACTCCAAAGTCTCTGGTAGTTCTCTTCCTGTCTCTATCGCAAGGAAAGACTTGAGGACGATTCCGTGTTCATATACTTTGGGGCAAGACTGACATCCTCTGCTGTTGAGGTATGCCATGGTTTCGAACTCTTCTTTTAGTGTCTTTGCCTTCCTTGGATTTACTAGGATAGGAACTTTTAGGAGATATCTTCCGGTCGCGTCTATCGATGTGACTGTTTCTCTTCTGTCGTTCAAGAAGAACTTGTTAAAACTTAAACTATCAATGAGGCTCATAAGTCTGTTCCTTTCGCAAGAAGGACTCTGTTGGGTTGACCACTTGCAGTCAAGCCAAATTCCAAGACCATCTTCTCGTCTAGATGTCTTGACAGAAGATTTAAATCGTGAAAGCAACCGAACCTCTTGTCGTAGTCGTCAAAAGCCCAAATTGTGTTTTTGTGTGTTCTGGGAAGAATAGAAATGAAGTCTTCAACTACGGCATAGTGATCATGAGACCCATCTATCCAGCAAAAGTCTACTGTGTGGTCTAACTTGTCTCTTAGAGCGCTAGACATCTTCAGAGAATCTCCTAAGAAGAATTCTAGGTTCTTATATTCACCAAAGAGACTGTCTCTCTCGTCCTTTATGTCACATGTAAAGACTCTAGAGTCACTAAATACGTGAGAGAATATTATCGACTGCATTCCTTGAGCGGTACCGACTTCAACGAAGTTTCTCATAGAGAGTCCTTCTGAGATGGCGACGTCAGCGACGTGCACCAGCATTTCAGGCCTTTTCATGAGACCTTGAATTATGTCATTTCTCTTCTCTTCTTCAAAGATCATGCTATTGTTTAGCTTCTGATTCTGTACCGATAAGCTGACTCTGTTCCACAAAGAAGTACATGCCTCTCTGTGATCTTTATTCATGTTCTCAAAGGAATTGGCGCACTTCTCAAAAAAACTCATTACGACCTCTTCTTTACTTCATAAATGAAAATGGGTGCAAAAGGAGTACCACTGAACATAGTTCCGAGCATCGCGAGCTCTTTCGTAGTCACATTCTCAAGCTTAGCTCTTTTATCAAAGATGTTTGGATCAAGCTCTTCTCTGTCGTTTATCTTTACAGAGTCGTAGTACATTTGTGCAACAAGATTTGCAGCTTCGTTAGAAAGCGGTATCTCAGACTCTTGAAAAACTTCAACGATACAATTGAATATGTCTGCATAGATGGAGATGCAAGTTGATGAAGTCAGTTTACTTTCTTTGTGAACTTCTAGTTTTGAGACTAGAAGTTTGCTAAGTGATTCGTGGATCTGTTTCTTCATTTTACCTCACAGATAGACATGAGTGCCTCTGTATAGAGCGAGGCGACAAAGCCTATGTCAATATTAGACTGTATATCGTTCTTGTATGTTAGTTCAGGATTTAGCGGAGGTGGTCTATAAAGTTCCAATGGAGACATGTCCCACTCAATATCTTGTACAATCGTAGCATTCTGTCCTGCTACTTCTTTCGTTCCTCCCGATGAAGACACCACTATGTGACAACCGCTAGCTCTTGCATCGACGACGACATTTGGACAATGATCTAAAAATGCAAGGTGTAAGAAAACTTTTGATCTCTTGTACAGAGATATGCACTTATCCCATGGAAGATGTCCCGCATAGAGTATGCGAGAGTCTTTGACAATATAGTCTGGGTTTTCTCCTGCTACGACTAGACATGCATCTTTGGGAGCTTTCTCCAAAAAATATCTTACATTTTCCTTAAGACGCTTGTGAGGTCTCCAAGAAGATGAGCACGACCACACTTCAGAGAACTTATCAAGTTCTGCTGCCTGCATGGGAGATATTTTGTCGAGACACTTCATACATGTTCCATTGTTTATCACAACAGAATTCTTGGCAATACCGAAGTACTTCTCTGTCAACGTCTTATTGAATTGAGACTGAAATATTACGATATCAGACAGTTCATAAGACCTTCTTAGAGGCTCATTCAGTGCTTTCCAATCTTGTATTGTATTGAAATAAATGCCATCAAGCCTGAGTGCCAAGGGAGCTAATTTTCTGCTAGCAGCTATAAAAGAAAGCTGAACATCTGGTTCTTCTTCTACGAAACTGTGAAGTCTAAGATTTTCTATCTCTAGCTTTAAACGTTTACCAAAAGAATTCGGCCCCGACGAAGAATTCAAATTGACATTGTCTAAGAGTATCTTCACTTGACAAAACCTCGTTCTCTTATTCTCTCTGCAGACATTTTTTGTCTGTGTGACCTCTCGTTATTGAACACAAACTTATTGGTAAGATCAATGTTGTAATGGTAACCAAGAATAGGAACAAAATGTAACTTCTTTCCTTCTAGAAGAGACAGATGCATCATTGGAAGAAAAATAGCTTGATCACATGCAATCATAATGTATTCACCGTTGTCATCTCGAAAATTGGCATCTGGGACTTTCTTGAGTTGACCGCATCTAAAAGTTTTCAAATGACTAGATACCCATGGATGCTGATAGACAGTCTGCCCTGGTTTCAAGTTCATAGGACCAGATATGTTTTGCGTCGTGTAGCTCCACCTTTGTGCGGTCCATGCTACTGCAATGTCATCTTCTTGATAGACTTGGTTTAATACAAAAAGTAGGTCGTTCTCTGTCAACCAGTCTCCTCCATCAAGTCTGCAAACTACGTCTTCGTCGTCAATGTACTTGATAGAATTGAGAGTATTTCTAACTTCACCTTGCTTTGTTTCGTTGTCAACGAGAGTGAATTTTTCCCTGTTCTTTTTTGGAAGAGAGTCACAGATTTCTCTTACAAGATTTTCTGTGCCATCGGTCGACATGTCGTTTATTAGAACAGCTCTCCAGTTGTCATAACTCTGAGACAGCATGGAAAATATTGTTTTTTCTATGTCTTCTATACAATTGAAGTATGGAATTACGAAAACGAATTTATTGATCACGATTCTGCTTTCTTGAAAAGAAACAGCTGAGTCATGTAAGAAGGTTCATTCTTCTTCAACTTCACCCAAGGCGTGGGTTTATTGAAGTCTATTCTGTCATGAAAGATCCAACCACCCATTTCATTTTTCATCCTAGCAGCCATGTTTCTAATCTCGTCGTCACTGACGTCCGACCACTTCTTGTCGAAGAACTTGTTGTTTTCAGGAACATCTTCTTGCACTTGATTATAGAGACTAGTCCAATGTTTTGACCAGAAATTCTTGTATGTGTGAATCTTTCTCTCTAGATCGTACCAAGAATAGTGATAAACGCCTGGTACGTTCTCAACGACATTATTCATCCAATTTTCGTATGCCACTAGAGCATCCTTGTTCCCCATGAGAGCATGCCGGCGAGCATTCTCCACTTCATTGTTGTAAAAAGTAACATACGGAACGTTCTCTAGAGTATCGGAGTAGATGTAGTCGTCTCCGTCAGATCCAGCAGAGTACATCGTACCTTCAGCGTCAAATCTTCTATGACTTTTTGGAAGACCATGAGTTATCTTTGGATTATTTCTGCTGAGACGCCATTTCCATGGATTGACGTCGACTCTAATTTTGTCACTTCCACCCCAATACTCTATTACAGGAAGAGCTATGAGATCGACTCCTTTGGGGAAATTTTTTGCTAGATCTATTATCTTCAGTGCGTCGTCCTCATGGACAACTTCGTCAATGTCTACTTGCCAACAGAATTCTCCTGTGCACTTCTTTCTCGCTTCTGCTTTTTGCTGACCGTTGAAGAGAGCAAATCTCTTGTCATCCCAGTCTCTGGTGAACTGGAATGGTTTTACTCTTGGATCTATCGACTGTATCTCTAGAAGACGCTCCCATGTACCGTCTGTAGACCCTCCGTCTACAACTACAACTTCATTACAGAAAGCTAAGAGAGACTTAATAGACTGCTCCCAAGGATATTTCTGCTCTATGCAATTTCTGGTCTGTGTATAACCGCTTATTGTAGGTTTGTAGTCCATTATTTTACTAATTGCCTTCCAAAAAAGATCAGGTGTCGTCGACAGATAGTCTTCTATCAAAGATACGTCATCTGTCGAGAACCATTCTTCATCTTTATGTTGAACATGTTCATTTATGTGAAGCTTGCATCCAAGAAGTTTAGCTTCTATTACCATCCTTGGGCAAGTGTCTCCGCCCGATGGAAGATAGACAAATCCTTCCGATGTTGCCAGCTTGGCTAGCAATTTTTCATAGGGGACGTCCCAGACCACTTCATAATCTTTTTTGTTGACTTCACACCAATTCTTTGCCGACTCGAATCCTTTCACCCAGGACTGAGATCCTAAGACAATCCAGCCTTTTCTGTCCTCTATCTTCACTGTCTCTCTCAAGACTTTAAGCATTCCGAGAGTCTTCTTGGAAAAGACAGAAGACAGAACAATGTTGTCTTTTTCCGAGAGGAAAGGAAAGAGTGTGTGGTACTTTTCTTTCTGTTTCTCCGACATCCACCATAAAGCTTTTGAACCGTAGTAGAAAGCTGAAACTAACTTTCCATTCATTTGTTCGTGACAGTCGCATTTCTGACCGGTAGCGACTTCATGTTTTTCTGGGGACCTGAACTTGCAGTACTTGTAATCGTACTCTAGGATTGAATACTTTATGTTTGCAACGATGCTTGGTATCAGCTCTGGATTAAGTTGAGAAAAATTACCAAACAACCAGAACTTCCCTGCTCCTTGTGAGAGTGCTGCAAGGTTAACATTTCTTGAATGTAATTTCTGTATTTTGAAGGGTGACTCGGAGATTATTGACTCAGAGGTCATCTCTGCACCTCCTGCATAGTCTTCTACAAAAAGATCAGCTACAAAAATTACTTCTGCATTATCATCGATGACTTTGTTGGGATTAACGAACACACTGTCAGAAAAATTCATATCTTTTCATCTCTGGGTCTTTATTTAAGCTGAAATTACAGTTATCAGGAGAAATGTATATGAAGAAAAGAGTTGCTCGTACAGTTGCAAGGTCTTCTCCTGAGTCCAAAAGAACAAAGTCTTTTGAAGCGCTCGACGACATTCACAGCAAGATAGTCAATAGTTCAGCTCTCAACGGTGGGTTCGATACGCTGCTGTACAAGATAGACAAGATAGAGCAAAGTCAGGGACAACTGGTCAACAAAGTCGACAAAATACACGATGCGATCTACGATCCAAGTGAAGGTATATTCTCTCGTCTGAGTGAACATAAGATTGAGAATAACGAAAAGCTTAGCGAAATTTCTCAAGAACTAGTTGAGCTTCATGCCTGGAAGAAGCAAGTGGAAAAAGAAGAGCAGAAAGACGATGAAACTGTAGGTCAGGCTGTCAAAAAATTAAATCAGTTAGAGTCGTCTGTCGACGATCTGGTCAAGAACAAGAAAGACGTTTGGACTGTTGCCAAGTGGTTTCTGGCTGCGATAGGCGGAGGTTTAGTAACTCTTTTCTTCAAGTGGTTCGAGACAAAGTTGAAGTAGACTTGTTCATTTTCATACAAGGTACTTAAAATGAATCGTGGTCAACAAGGAAGAAGCTCTAAGGCAGGCTAAGAAATTTATAGCAGAAAATTTAGCTGTAATTCTAAGTTTAGACTGTACTAATAGTACTGCTAAGACTAGAAGAAGACTACAGCATCTTGCTTCTATAAGAAATGGGACTAAAGAAGTCCAGACAATCTATGAAATGGTTCTTACTGCTGCAATCAGAGCTGAAAAAGTTTCTCCTCAGTCAGGAGAGATTCTTCTGAAGATGTTTGTTGGAGAGTTTAACGGGCTGTCTACCGTTCTTCGAACAAAAAACGATGTACGTAATCATCTGAGAGCTCTCTCTCTTTCTCCTAAATGTCTAGGCATCTTAGAAGAGACTTTGGAACTCTGTACAGTTAATTCTAAAATATCTTTAGGCAAGTCTTCTTCAGATAATTCTTACATCGAAGTCTTCGAAGGCTATACCTTCAAAATTAAGCCTCTGCTTAAGTCTAACAATCTTGTATTCGAAAAACCAAAAGTTGCATGCATCGATGGTTTCATTGAAAATGTATCAGAATTGCATCATCTTCTCTTAGGACTCTCAGAGACAAAAAGTACCTGTCTATTGTTTGTCCGCGGTGCCTCAGATGAAGTGACTTACACGCTCAAGACAAACATAGATAGAGGAACTGTTTTTGCATATCCTTATGTAGTTCCCTACGACCTAGAAAATGTGAATACTCTCGTAGATATTGCTGTTGTATCTGGTACCGATGTTGTCTCTACGACAAAGGGAGAACTAATCAGTACAGTTACTCTTGACAAACTAGGATCGATCCAGTCGGCTGCATTCAAAGACGATATGATAACCATGAAGAACTTTACAGCACGCCGTGCTGTGCAAGAGCACGCAAAAAGACTCAAGAAAAATATGGAAGACAGACAAGAAGTGACAGAATACATGTCCAACAGACTTAAGTCTCTATCTTCAAGCAGTGTACAGATAAACTTGTCAGAAGACATAAACTTCTATTCCAATACTCAACAGCTAGATGAAGGAATTCGTCTTATATCTGCTTTTATCAGCAACACATACAGCCCTATCGACACAGCTAATTTTTTTTACGCTTCTGTGCAAAAAACGATAGAGAGTATGAGTTCTGTTTACTTTGAGTAGAAATTTTTTATCATTTGATCATGAATACAGTCGATAGAGTTACAAAAGAAGTCAAGATAGTTGTTGACAGTGCAAAAGATTCGACACTGTCGAACGTGATTAAGTACATCAGAGAAAACTCTTTGCAGTTGACTGACAATCAAGTCAGCGGCTTGATTAACCTTATAGGAATTTCGATAGATGAAGGTTATCAGAGGTCTGTAACGACATTTCAAAATTCCGTTAAGAAATTTGTGTAATGAGAGGGCAGCGTCATCTCCTGAAATGTAGGTGCGTTCTTCCACAATACAAAGGTGTAGTAAGTCCTCCTACACATCATTTCATTGTATTCTCTGTCGTCAACGACGACGACACTGTGAAGTCAAAGTTTGCCCAATGCAACAACTGTGGAATCATCCATAGAGTAACCGACATTTGCACGTCTGAGATCATGCCAGGAAAAGAAGCGATGAGTTCCATCGTCAAAGTTGAGGACATCAAACTTTCACTTCCGCCTAATCTAACTGATATACTCGAACGCAACAATTGCGACCTTGCCACCTGGGAACAAGCTCAGTTTATCCTCGAGGAAAAACAGTGGGGAAACTTCGTGATCCTAGCTCAAGAAGAAGAGTCTGGTACGAAGCAAGGGAAGTATGTTAGGATCATGAGTGAGACCTTCTTCAAAGTGGAGTCATTCTCCAGAGAAGAAGTCGCAGTACCATCGGAGTAAACATGTCAGAGATATACGGACAACTGGAGTCTGAGAAGCTGGCCGCAGACAATAAGGTGGCCCACGAGATAGTTCGTGAGATCAACCACTTCGGTATCAGTGACCGGCAACGATGGCTCATCATCTACTATCTCGGTCTAGAACTTGAGAATGTGGAAGAGATGAAGGAACTCACAGGTTTCGTGAAGGAGTTCAAGGGGTCAGACCTCTTCATCTCCAAGATCTACGGCGCAAACGAAGGAGATGAGTGATGGGAAGACAAGTTACAAACTCCGCGAGAGTTACCAGCAACAAGAGTAACAGCGATGAATCATCCACGACCATGGGCATCGCGATGGGAGATTCTCAACGCCTCGTGGTCCTCCATGGCGAAGTCAACGAGGCATCCATCTCGCTGGTTGTTGCCCAGTTGCTTCACCTCGCATCGCAAAACCACAAGCCCATCCACCTCGTGATCTCTACGTATGGCGGATCGGTGGACGAGATGTTCACACTATACGATACCATCAAGTTCCTCCCATGTCCAGTCCACACCATCGCGCTTGGAAAGGTGATGAGCGCAGGAGTACTTTTGCTCGCAACAGGGGCTAAGGGAAAGAGGATGATCGGTCGAAATGCTCGAGTGATGATCCATCCAATCTCCGGTGGAGTTGGTGGAAATGTTTTCGAGGTGATCAATGAGTCCAAGGAACACAAGCGCATGCAGGACCAGATGGTGGATGCTATCGTCCGTGAGACTAAGGGTTCTAAATCGGAAATCGAGAAGATCATGAAGTCAGGTCACGACTTCTACCTCCTTCCAGAGCAGGCTGTTAAGCTCGGGATCGTGGACAAGATCATCGGTGACTGACACCTGTGCAAACTGTACCTCACGTGGTATAATGTCAGGCCAACATGCCTAAACATGACTACGTGAGGTATTTTCCATTTGACCGTATCCGACCCGAACAACGAAAGGCGATCGAGTTCGCTCTCGATTCTTATGAGTCCGGCAAGAAGGCTGTTCTCCTAGAAATGGGAACGGGGACGGGAAAGTCCGCCACAGGCATCTGCATCGCCCGTTACATGGAGGCACACGCCCCTGTGATTAAGGATGAGGAGGGGATGCCTCTCACCGGTGCATATGTGATCACCACCCAGAAGATCCTCCAGGAACAGTACATGGATGACTTCGGGCCTCAATCCGGACGAAACCTCATCCGCACCATCAAGTCAGCATCCAACTACCGATGCAAGCACTACTCCGATAAT